CATGGGACAGTATTTGGTCTATGTGGAGGGAGCTATGCCTTCGGGAGTAGCGTTAACTGCACATCTGAATTCTCTAATGAATTCTTTGATGCACAGAATGTCTTATTATTATATTGCGAGGAATGAAGGCCTTGAGTTTGATGAAGTAATATATGACAATAATGTGTATGCGAAGTTTTATGGAGATGACAGCTGTATTCGAGTCTCAGAGAAAGCTAGGTTTTTCAATTTGTACAATTTGAGTAGAGCGTTCGATTATCTATTTGGCATGAAAATGACAAGTATCACAAAAGAAGAGATAACCGAAGAAGATACTTTTTTGGAAGCAGATCAAGTTAGCTTTTTGAAGAGAAACTTTGAGTACAGGGATGGCGATTGGTATGGAATTTTGCCTCTTGAAGTAATTCAGGAGATAATCTTATGGCAACGAAGGAATGCTCTGCAAGAGTATACCTTCCAATCGAATCTGGACTCATTTTGTTTGTATATGAGCAGATATGGTCGAAAGACTTTTGATGAGCATAGAAGCAAAGTGAGAAAAGTTCTGAAGCCTGAGTATAAACTGTTGAACTACCGTGATGCAGTTGAAGCTCTTGACCAAGAACGAATCACTCCAGGAATAGCAAACGGGTTGCTGAATCCTGAGGGTGAAAAGGAGGAGGCAGTGTTAACTGCCTAGTGATGGACGAGCGCCTCCGAAAATATAAGCTAACCCGATGCCTGCCTACTCTGAGTCTAGTGTTGCGAAAGTAGGTAAAAACAGAACACTGCAAACAATGATAATAGCGATCAAAGACAACCACAAATTGAACTGCCTATCGGAGATGACAATCCAGGTAGGTTGAAAGCGCCTGTCTCGTCTTTCGTAGAAACTGGAGATCATGAAACTCTAAACTATGAAGGCGATATCACAAACCTGACTCGAACTTTATCAGTTAGCCCTGCTGAAAGTCAAAATAAGTTTTTGGAAAGACTGTATATAGTTGAACAGCTAGAATTGACAGCATCATCACATGGAATGATTAATAGATTTGTTTTCCCACAAGACTACTTGAAAGTACCCTTCATCAAGCCGAAGGTTGCTTACTATAAGTATTTGAGAGCAAAAGGGATCAGATTTGTTATTAACGTGAATGCTACGTCTTACCATTATGGAAAGATGATAGTAAGATGGTTACCTGTTGTAGGTACTGAAAACCTATATTCAGATACTGTTGTTTCTAGACGATACGACCAATACACGACTACTCAAGCTGTTTACACTGCACAGGGAGTTGATATTGAGCTTAAAGGATCTAGTCAAACTGAATTTTCTGTCGACTACAAGTTGAATAATCAGTACATGAGACTCGACCAGTTGGCAATAAACAAAGAAATCACGGTCATGGGATCTTTGCAGTTGAATGTGATTAATCCACCTCTTACTATTCCAGAACCTAGACCTGTGTATGTGACAATATATGCAGCTCTAATTGAGCCAGAACTATCAGTTCCGTCATCAGTTGAGCACGACCTTAGTGGCATGGTTACATCTACAGCACCAGTATCGGAACTGTTTGATACACCATTGTCAACTAGTGTTAGTCCAACATATCAGATGGAAGAAGCTGAAGAGAAGAGTAAGGAAGGATTGATTTCAGGAAAATTGGAAAAGGTCGCTGCCATATCGGACATGTTAACACCAGTTCCAGGAGTTGTTGGGAGAGCTGCTACAGTGGTTTCAACAGCTGCAAAGACTGGAGCGAACGTTGCAAAAACTCTTGGATATGGAAAGGCGTCTGACGTGAGTGCAGACTCACCGATGACAATGCGAGTACCATCAGTGTCAGTGGGAAGAGGCTTATTACCAACGTACAAGCTCACTACGGATCCAGAGAACCATAAACCATCTCTTGGAAAAGATGCAATGCAAGATCCATCTCAGATGTTAATTGCAAACATAGTGAAGCGTGAGTCGTATTTGGGAACGTGCTTGATACCATCGACAACTACTGTCGGAACTAGGTTAATGTCTATTTATCTCAAACCATGGCTGTATCGAACAGGAAGTAAAGATTTGAAGGGGATTCCAACAAACATTTATGGTCATACTCTACAGTCTTATGTGGGTAGTGTATTTCATCAATACCGAGGAGGTATAAGAGTCCGAGTTGAGTTTATTATGTCATCATTTCAGTCAATGAGATTATGGATAGTTTACTTACCTCCAGGCGAGACGCTACCGACCACAATAGAAGGCATGCAGAGTTTGCAAAAACGAGTGATTACCGTGAATGGCACACATAGTGAAGAAGTGGTTATTCCTTATGTTAATTCGGAGTACTCAATATTGACAGAGACCACTGATCCTCTAAGAAAGGATATAGGTTCTCTGCATGTTGTGGCAGCATCTATTCTGACAGCTAGCACAGACAATACTCAACCTATCTATCTGAACACATATTTTAACTGTACAGACGATGCAGAATTTTTTATCCCTAGAGCAAGTAGTTTGCTTACAGATAATTATGTGATTCCAGAAGTGCAGATGGGAGTTGTCGAAGAGAAAACCTTACTGCCATTTAAAGCGAATGCAGTAGGAGAGAGCTTAACAGGAGAAAGGATAGATTCTATCAAAACTTTGATGCAACGAGGAGTAATGCTTCCTTATCAAGCAGTGGTAGTTGGAGAGGAACGTTTGCAATACAGCTTTAATCCAGCCTCAGATGTGTTGTTTGGTATTGCTGGTCAAGATGAGATACAACGGAAGGATACAGTGAATGAGTTCACTCCTCTTCCATGGTATGTGTATTTTGCTCGTATGTTTAGATTTCGTACAGGAGGTTTACTAGTTACATTGATCAACAATTCCGACACAGGAGTGACCAACATCACTACTATAGAGAGTGCAGCTAATTGGAACACGGGAACTATAACATCTAATCCCAATGTGAATAATGTTTGGAAAGCTAAGCAATCTCAAAGTGTCGCTGGAATGCAACTCGTACCCGGCTACAGTCTATTCCCTGCAAGTTTTAAGATACCGTATTATGGCTCTAAACCATATGCAACCAACAACATCATCTTAAGGAATTCTGAGTACTTACTTTCACGACCTTTGACACCTTCAATGTTTGTGAGACTCAACCCTGGAACGGAATCAACAACCTATGTTTCAGCAGCCGATGATTTTGAGTTAATGGACCTCCTAGGAGCTCCAACACTCTACCTCCAGTAGGAGAGGTAAAACACCCTACAGTTTGAAATAAGACTCACAAGAGTCTATGAATCCGCACGAATGTGCAAGAAGAACAAGTGAAACAACTATTTACTAGTCTCCGGTTATTAAACTGACGTCTACTAGTAAATAAGTAGGAAGCTAGTCCTAGGAAGGACAGAAGGTTCCGCCCTTAACGTAGATAGATAAACTATGTTGAGGTTTGCTCGTGACCGAGCCCTTGTCGATTTTTTTTCTTGCCTTCGGGCAAGTTTTTTTTGTAGACTTTAGACGTG